ACAAAAAATGCAAGGCCGAAAGCGATCATAAAAACGTATAAAACGAGTTCTTTTGTATTAGTAGGCATAATTTTTCCTTTTTCCTAAATGAGAAACGTTCTCATTACCGTTGCGACTTTGTGCCGCTGTAGTCGATTATAACTCTAAACGACTACAAAATGGAAGCATAACCTAACGGTTATGCTCCATGTCTTGAAGTATGATCCGACGCGCCAAACCCGGAGAGCACCCAACCTGTCGAGAGATCCAGACAAAAAATGTCGGATCATCCGTTAAGGTTTCCAAGCTATCGGGGACAATGTTGTCCCCGATTTTTGCCCAGACTCTCAAAAGCTCGCGCTTTGTTTTGTCTTCCTTTTTCAAATTTCCTCCTATAACCCGAAAAAGATAATGTAAAGAATTCCGAACAATAAGAATATATCGGCAGAGATCGAGTAGATCAGATAAGCGCGGATCATCAATTTTTGAGCACGCATTTTCCGAATAGCTCGAAAGTGGTTCTTTATGTCCTTTTTTAATCCCATGGAATATGCCCTCGCTGGTAGAGATCCATTGCTACCGGAAATTCATAATCTCGCGCATCTTCGAGAGCGGTGTGCGGTTCCTTCTCATATACGTCGTGATTACCTTGTAGCAGAAAATGGGCAACATGATCGGCCTTAGTCGATATTCCTCCCGCTTTCGTTAAATAACCCTTAGCGTGGCAAAAATCTACATAGTCCGCATCGTTGGGATATGCGAGTTTTGCTCCTTCTCTCCAGAGACATCTACGCTCTGAAAATATGCCTAGATCAATTTTAGTGTTCCGACATTTGGCAAAGTCGAAACCCATATTGTAGGCCGTGACGATAGGATCATATTTTTCTTGCATCCGAATTAACCAACCGTTAACCCATGCTTGGGCTCCGATGGTACGCCATCCAGCGACAATATATCCTTCATAGTCTTTTTTCCGAATCTTGGAGTTTTTTCGGCTCCAATATTCGTGATCGTCCACGTCCTTGTCATACCAGAGTTCTTTCGAGGTGAATTCATCCCAGAGCAAAACCCCAGTCTGCTCTAGGATTGTCGCCGTTGATAAATCAACGACGACCGCCCCAAAATCTGCAACCGTCTGAATGATGGTCGTCTCTGTGTCTACGATTAACAAAATATTTTTGTTAGCCATTGCCTACGCTCCTCCATAGTAAGCCGCGCTCTTGTCGAGCTGGTAAAGATTGAATGGTGTGGGATCAACTACACGGAACCCCAATCCGCGCAACCGATGCCGAACGTCAGCGCGATCATCAAACATGATGGATTTTTTCGCAAATTGCCCGAACGGAATTTGGTTCGCGTTCGCGTATCTGCGGAGTAGCCATTCTTTTAAGTCTGCATCGCTCCTTGTGTCCTCTTCTCCTTGTCTGCTCAAGATTTCGCCAACAAAGATATTCCTTTTAGCCAGCTCGATGTAATCCGCCTCGCGCATAACGCGCGAGGTGCAGATTAAAACATTCACGCCCGGAATCGTCATAGACTCAAGCATCTTCTCCATAAATGGGAGATCCTCATCATCCGCGATTTTTTCTGGGGTGCAGTTTTCTCTCCAGTAATCCAAGTCTATGGAACCGTCCTCCAATTCCCTAGATCGGTGAGAGCTATCGAGCACAGTGCCGTCCAAATCAAAAATGTAGTATTGCTGTAACATATCCAACCACTCCAATAAGGTTAAGTAACAAAAGATTATGTAAACGATGCGCGATAGCTTGAACAGACAGTAGTGACAGCCCAGCGATAGCGCAGCTCTTTCCAAAATCCGAATCTATGAAAAACGGAGCAACGCACATAAGTGCGCTGCCCGTCCATCCACAAATCAGGATCATTAACATTCGAGGATCTTGCACAATTTCCACAAATCCGCGACTGTTAAATCTCCCGCGCGATCCGGCAATTCTGCCCTTTTTCTTAATCGCGCGGTCAATTCCTTTTTTGTCGATTTAACCTTCTTTGATCCTTTCGACTTCGATTCGTAATCAATGCCCAGATTGCGGGCCTTAACTATAATCGATTGGTGAGAGCCGCCAAACTTGGAAGCGAGTTCTTTCGCTTTCTCCAAGTTTAGAGGGGAAGCCGCTTTCATCTCTGCGATCTTCTCTGGTGTGTAGACAATAGACATAAGCTATATCCTTTTTTCTAAATGAGAAACGTTCTCATTAACGATGCGACCCCATGCCGCATAAGCCGATTATAACCCTAGATGCCTATAAAAAAATAGTTGACAAGTAAGAAAAAATCTGGCTGGAAATTGGGGCTGAGGCTATAACCCAGGGGATTAAGCTAAGAACAAAATGATCTAAGCAAGGGGGTTGACATTTAGGGATGGGGCGGTTAAGAGACCTTGACAGGCCGCCTAGATCTGGACCCATCCTCACGTACAACTTTGGGTATTTTTCAAACACTTAAAAAATAAATCTTGACATTTGTCACCTCTTTTAGTATAATACAAAACATGGCAAATTATTCTTATACTTTAATTCTTACCTCCACAGGACAAGGTACTGCCCGAAGGACTGGAGTAAATATAAATGTTGGAGATACTTTAACAGTTACTGTAAATAATGGTATTAGTGGAGTTAGTGGTTTTACAAGAGCAAATCATGCTAAGTTTACTCCAAGTGGTTCTCAAGTTTATAGTACTAGTGGTCCAGACGTTGCAACTGCAGCATCTACAGGAGTTTATCAAATATTTTACAGTAAATTTGGAAATGGTCAGTTTAAACTAGGAAGTATAAGTGGAACTATTTCTGCCGCCGCTTCACCAACATATTCAATAACTGCGCCTACCTCAATCAATGAAGGTTCTTCCGGTACTGTTAATATAGCAACTACAAATGTATCAAACGGTACAACTTTATATTGGAACATGGCTCCGTCTGCAGAAGTGAGCACCTCTCAGGGTAGTGTTTCTATTTCAAATAATGCTGCAAGTTTTACTGCAAGTGTTGTATCTGGAGATGGAACGGAGAATCAAGAGACAGTATACACCAGGCTTTTTTCAGATTCTTCAAGATCAAATCAAGTAGCATTTGATAGTTTTGTAATTCCTGCAAACACTGAATCTGGAGGAGGAGGTGGAGGAGGAACAGGCGGAAGTACAAGCGGAGGAAGCACTACTCAAGGAATAGAAGTATTTTCGCAAGCAGGCACAAAAATTTTTGGAACAGATCTAAGAACTCAAAATGTGCAATATGAGTTTAGTGTGTCAATTGCAGGAAACTCAACAACTAGCACTTACTCAATGGCAGATGCAAATGATTCTGAAAAAGTTTTAATTACAATTCTTGGGTATTATCCTCCTTCAAGATTTACAATTAATACTTCTTCTTCTGGATTCTCAATTACAAATAATACAAGTAGTGCAAAAACTGCAAGTGTTTTAGCACTAAGGATAGGTTAATGGGCTTTGGAATAGAAATAACAGGAAATGACTCTGGAGGAGACTTTATAGTTCAAGATACTGATTTGAATATGATAAATTATCAAATCACTGCTTCAGGGGCGGCAAGTTCAGTATCTACTTCTTCTGTTTCTGGAGCACGATTATTTATAAATGGAAACTATTCAGGAGCGCAAGGCCATCCAATAGGAGTGCAAATTGAATCAGGAAGTTATAAGTTTAAAAAAATAACTTTCTCAGGAAGTGTTGGACAACATTTAACAAATGTATCTGCAACAGATCAAACTGTAAATTATATTATTCTTAAGAAAATGAGTTCAATTTCAAACTCTGGAGGAAACTATGGAATACAATTATTTACTTCAAGTGGAACAGTTGCTTTTGATAGTAGAAGAATACTTACAAATGATTCTTTTGTAATGTTAGAGTCGGCAGCCCCTCGCTCTGTAAGCGGACAGAATGGTCAAATCAGTATATACGGAGATTATTATATGGATGTAGATGGATTATTTACTTTAATAACTCCTGGCTTGTCAGAAGCAACTGTAGCTGCTTGCACATGGAACGGGTCAGGACAAGCAGCAGGTAGATTAAGATACTTGAGTTTTTTCTCAAGCCATGAATTATCCAGTACGGATTACTTTTCAAATCATAATACTTTGCTTTTAGGACAAGATAGATGACAGAACACGATAGAGTAATTACAATTGATACAGTATCAGGAGGAAAGATTGTAGGAATCGCCCTTGCAATTGGAGAGTATCTTGAAGAGGGCAGTCAAGATGATGGTAAGCTTTGGATAGTTTATATGTATGAACATGACTTTCCAGAAGAGTCTTGCAAAGACTTTTCATACTTTATGACAAATTATTGGTATGATCTCGATACTCATAAATTTGTAAAAGTCAAATCAGAGCAACCAAATGAGTACGCAGTATATGATCCAAAAGAAGAAACTTGGAGCTGGGATGCTGCCTCTGTACTTGTTGATATTCGACGACAAAGAGACTCCTTGCTTACAAGATCAGATTGGACACAGCTTGGAGATAATGTTCTCACAGACCAACAGAAAGCAGATGCAAGAGATTATAGAACAAAATTAAGAGATGTGACAAAAGATATAGGTAATCCAGTAAATGCAGCTGCAATTGACTGGCCAACCGTTCCAGACTTTCTTCAGTAACGTCATCAAATTGTCATATAATTTTGATCAAATTTTAACGTAGAAAAATAAGACTTGACATGATACCTCTTCTTTGATATAATATTCCTCGAAATCAATATGATTTCAAGAATTCACATAAGGAGAAAACCGTGAAAGCTTTATTAGCAGCGTTGATGATTATGCCTATGACAATGTCACAGGTGGTGGCTGGGGAAACAG